TGCAATCTTTTCTCTAACTTCTTTAATGTATTTTGAAAAGAAATTAACAAATTTATATGATACTGGATTTAAAGTACCCTTTTCGTCAACAAAGAAGTAATCGGTATCACTTTTTTTCAAATTACTTGAAATATTTTGCCTTAATGTCATTCTTTGATTACCAGTTGTGGGGTCAGTTCTTGGATTACCCTCTGCATCGGTATCACCATATAATGGAAAATCTCCCATTTTATCTTTATATGTGGTGCTTTTATTCACATCCCTTGGGTCTACAAGCGGTTCAATACCTGTGCCCCTATATTGTTGTCTACCGCTTTTGTCTAATTTTCTTCTCCAATCATCTTCAGGATATTGGTCATCGTCTTTACCAAAACCATATTTTCTTCTTAGTTCAATTTCGGCATCTCTTTGCTTTTGGAAATTTTTTGCAAGAGATGGTCTGTCCATATAATTTAACACATATCTGTTAAATTGGATTATTGATGAAAATCTATTATCTAAATCAAAATATCGTTTTGGTTCTTTTTTGCTTTTTAGCATTATTTCTCCGGCTTTGGTTTTTGCCCAAATTTCGTCGGATATGAATTCTTTCAATATCTTAATTTCAATTTCACTTAAATTATGTTCTTGTGCTGCTTCTAATAATTTTCTCGCATATTCTTCATTGGCGTTGGTTGGGAAAACTCTTTTTGGAATATCAACAGCATTCACATAACCTATTGCGATAAACGAACCCGGTCTTAGATTATTTTCTTGAAACATTTGTAGAAGATTGTTGTAAACTGTTCTATCTTCGTTTATAAATGAGTTATAATTCTCATTTAATCTTGGCTTAAATGTGGGGTCTAATTTGCCCATCATCTCAAAAAGCCTTTGTCTGCTATCACTTTTCATATAGACGATATATTTTTATATAAATACTATGTGTTCAAACAAAAAATAATTGCACCGTTTTTTAAGCGATGCAATTACCATTAATTTCAATCGGTCTAGATTTAAATTTTACATAACCCCTGACAGGCGATAAAATTTTAAGTCATTTCCGACATTTTCACACGTAACTTAATTCATATATTAAGCGATGACTTTTCCTATATAAATACTGCCGATTGCCGATTTGTTTGGTTTTTATATTAGTTCTTTAGTATTTATTATCAAATAATGCTTGATGAAAAATAAAGAAGTTATAAAACTAATAAACGAAGAAATATCAAACTTCGATTTTCTCGGTAACGACCAGTATCTCAAAGAAGAAGAAAATATGGACTTGTTGAAAAACGAAGACTTTCAAAAACAATTTATCTGCGATACCTTATTAAAAAGAAAAGAAAGAATTAAAACAACTGATGTTGTAGAATCAACCTTTGCTGATAATTGGGAAAGAAATGGTTATATGACCATTAACTATATTATCGAATTCGAATATCTTTATGACACTTCAAAAGAACCAGCAAAAATCGGTTTACATATGTATGGCGATAGAATATCTTACTCTATAGATGGTATTAATGTTAAGGGTGACCGTTGGACTGCACCACGTGATGAAGCATGGTTTGATAAAATTAATTGGGATGATATTGCTGTTGATATGTTTACCGTTGATGGTGGTGATGACATTGATTTTATTGCATTTGATAAAGCACCAATAAGAATTCGGCACTTATTTCTTAGAGATTTTCTCGGAGATTTTATTAGCGATAATTCTTCTAAAGGTATGGAAACTCCTGCCGATTTAGATGATGTTAATAAAGTCGGGTATTGCTAACTACCATAATTTTAATTTAAAATGTCATTCAATATATTTTTCAATGTACTATTGTTTAAGTCTATGTACGATATTCTACGCAAAAGAATGTTATTGTCTCTAGCATATTGGTTTTTTATTTCATCTTTTATTCTTGTCTCTTCGAATATTTTTTCACCCCCAAAATAATCGAAAACCTTATAGTGCTGTATTCCATCGAATTCAATTAATGTGTTTTTTTCTGGTAAATAAAAATCAAATCGTAAATTTGTTATATACTTACAATTATCAAATATTTTTTGATAAATAAAATCAATCTTATTCTTTTCTAGAAAATTTTTTATTAAACTCTCACCCTTTGACATCGAACATTTTGGACATCCCTTTCCCCTTAAATGCTCAGAAGTATTTTGTAAAAACTCACCATGTGTTTTACATAATATTAATACCTTAGTTTTATTATGTATATAATTTACTTTAGAATAATCATATCTGTTTTCATGTATTTTAATTGCTTTTTCAATGAAAATTTTTGTGTTTTGTTTACGACCGCTACAGAATTGACATCCCTTTCCCGCTAAATGGCTATCGGGTTTCTGTAGAAATTTGCCGTGCTTTGGACAAATAATTGTAATTGGATTATAATATCCCTCATAATTAACCTCAGAATAATCATAATAAAAATCGTGAACAATATTTGAACGACCAATGAATACATCCAAAGATATTCTATTATTATGACATTTTTTACAACCATTCCCAATTAAATGATTCGATGGATTTTGCAAAAACTCACCGTGTTTCTTACAGATAATTTTAACATTAGTGCGACTATTTACATAATCCACCAACGAATAATCATATCTTCGTTTGTGTACGCCAACTGCTTTTTTAATAAAAATTTTTGTATTATATTTCATAATTAATTACCATTTTCCAATAATGCATTTACTTTTGGGTGAGCGTACCTTGGCTGGCATATAGCAACCGCATAAGGCACAAGACTTATTTTGCTTGAACTTCCTACATTCATTACTAACGCAAATAGCAATACGTCGTTTTGCTTCTTCCTCAACCTTGGGACTTGGAAAGGTCAGATTCTTCCACCCCGCATATATTTCGGATAATTGACTCATATTATCTATAAATAATTCTCCCGCCCTTATTAACTTTTATGTTCAATGACGGATTTGCCTTTGATTCAATAAGTGCGTTGTGTAATAACTCTGCTGGTGTTAAACCATCGTTATAAACTCTGAGTTTTTGAATGCCACCGATAAACGAATCGTCAAAATTCTGTTCAATCAATAAATTATCTTTTCTTGGGTCTTGAACTAATATATCCGCACCCGTGTAGGTAAATCCGCTTAAATAAATTGGTACGTTTTCTTTGAACTTGTCAGTGCTTTCAAGCAATAAGCCAATATATAGTTGTTGCTTACCACTATCTTTCTGTGTTTTGAAGACGCATTGTAGATTTGCCCAATTATCTTCGCCTGTTGCGATATTACCATATATGCTCGGCATTGGTATTAATCCGCTTGTATATGCGTCTTGAAGTGCAACGGGAATACCCGTAGCACCGTAATACATAATACCGTTTAGCATGTATTGATACTCTTGTCTGTCTGGGAAAGGATGTAATCCGTTACCCGCCAATGTCAATAAATCCGTAGCGGTAAGTGGATTAGAATACACAATTTCGCTGATTATATCAACATCAACACTACCATAAACAACAATTGATGCTCTACTATATATGGTATAATTATTTGTATCATATAATTTAAAGAACCCCGAATTAAAGAACGATAAATCAATAGTATATTCTCTGTTTGATAAAACAGAAATTGGGTGATTGAACTTGATGAAATATGTTGTTGCCGAAGTACCAGTACTTCCAGTGAATTCAACACGCATTACCGTTACTGGATATTCTATCGTCGGGTCACAAACATCTTTTACTTTAAATGTAGTGCTGTCTGCACTTAGTGATAATCCCGGTAAATAGTTATCGCTCGGTACGGGTCTGCATTCCCCTGCCAACGGGTCATTTTGTACCCAGAAGTTATTCAGAATATATTGGGTATTCTGACCGTCGTATAAACCATATTTCTGATAATCGTAATGCCAGGAATGTTTTAATCCAAAACTACCACCACCCCAACTAATAGAGTAGGGTACACCAATTTGTTTTTCTTTCTGATTCTTAATTGCTTTGAAATAATACTCAGGAAATTCATTTAATATCCAAACTGCTCTACCATTAATATAGAACGAAAATTTACCTGTTCTTTGTGGTGCACAATCAATCAAATCTGGGTCAGTAATGAGATTATTGGGTACAAATGATACTGCTATCATAGTCCAACCCGTTGTGCCCGTAAACTGCATTGGTGAGGTATTCTCGACAATTAATCCGTTCTTATCAATATACTTATAGCCTAGTCTCTTATCAATTGTCCAAAAGAATGCTATTGCGTTGTTCTTTATATTATCAATTTTAGGATATTCTTTATATTCTCTTTTCTTTCTTGTTTCCCAACTACTAAATGCTTTCCTATTTACTTCTACCTCATAGAACGCATTTAATGTATTATCACCGCTTGTTGAAATGCCAGTGAGCGAAGTAATGTTTCCGACAGTTCCACCCGTTGTAGTTTCACCGCTAAAATATGTGTTATATTTGTCTTCGGCACGAAGTCCCATCATATAAAATATTCCCGATGAGTTTGGTTGTAAATTAATGAGAGTTTCGATTGTTATACCATTATTATATCTAGATGGTAATAGTGTGTAATTATAACCATCCAATTTAAAGAACCCTTGTAGATAGCCACCATTGAGTTCAAAATAGTTTCCCGTTGTGGCTGTTATACCACTCATAGCATATCCACTATAACTTGTTGTAGCAGTATAACCACTTGTATTACCACTACTTGGGTTCTGTACAACATTCGCTCCTACCCTATACATTGAAAACAATGTGTTCGACGGTGTGATAGTTATGCCACTCCACATAATATTGGTTCTACCATTATCAAATTCAGTTAAACCGAAGTCAATGAGGTTGATATTATCCGAAACCGCTCCCGCCCATTTGGTTAGGCTATATGATGTAAGTCCACTATTTAAATCCCATGACCCTAACTTAGTTAAGTCAATTTGGATTGCTAGATTATCGGTGATTATGCCATTTAAACATTCTAAATTCATTTTGTACAAGAATTTATAATAAATACTCTTGGATTTTAATTAATAGTTTTGTATTTATAGAAAATATTGTTATCGAATGACAAAATATACTAAACAACGTCTTTTTGAGATGATGAATAGGGTTGGTGGAATGCCGACAGTAAAAAGCATCGACGAAATATTGGGTGGATTTGGAACAAATGTTATTTCCGAAAAAGTTGACTTTGAAGATGACTTTAAAGACATTCAACCCACGGAGTGTTGGAATACTGAAGAACTGAAGAATTATTTAAATAGTATCTTAAAAAACTATCGTCTTCCTTCACATAAAAGAAAAAAACCCGATTTAATTATTCATAATAAAGTAATTAAAAAAATTAAAGGTACTAGAGAAATCGATGTTCAGCAATTTATCGATAATATCACCAAAGAACCACCAAACATTATTAGTGATGGTAATAGTAAGATGATAAAAAGTGCTACAGATGATTTTTACACCGTAACAATTGGTTTGCCTGCATATAGAGGACTTGTTGTTGATATGAATGCCGACCCTGCTCAATTTTTTGTTGTTAACACTTGTCCCGGTGCTAGTGATAAATGTAAAAATGTTTGTTATGCGAGAAAGGGTAGATTTGTTCTTCAGCCAAATATTTTTGTAAAACAGACAAGAGTATTAAATTTTCTCATGAACAATCCACAAAAATTTAAAGAAAAATTAAAATCAGAAATTATTAAACTATATAAATCAGAAAAAAGCGGTAATAAAGAAATGCGTTTTAGATGGAATGATTCCGGGGATTTTTTCACAAAAAAATATTTCAAGATTGGTGATGAAATTATGAAAGAATTAAATGCCCAAGGTTTCAAAGTTACACCATATGCTCATACTAAAGTTGCTGATATATATAATACTAATCGTGGGAAATTTACCATCAATCCCGAAGGTATGTCTGTATACCAAAGACCAGATTTTGTTATTAGTTTTTCAGTAGATGCACACGATGACCAATTATCTCAAGTTGACCTTGAAGGTGCTAAGACATCTGAAATTATGTTTAAAGATTTTCAAGACTTATTTAAAAGAGAAGAAAATGGTAGAACATTTTCGACAGACGATAACGACAAACTCATATTCAAGGATGAAATTAACGGTCCCAAAATATTAAAACAAAGAGTCTCTAAAAACTTTGGCGTTCCAAACGATGAAACATTATTGTTACACGATGAAATGTTGAAGATACCAGAAGCAGACAAACCGACATATAATGTAATAGTACAGTTAAAGGGAGAAACAGATATTTCAACAATGAGACCTGACGTAAAGAGAACATTCTTTATGATACACTAATGCGTAAATATAAAGTATTTATATAATAAAGCAATAAAATGAAGAAGAACATCGACACTAAAAAACTCTTGTTTGAGAACATGGAAAAATTAAATCCAGATTTCAAATTAAATGAAGAATTATCGTCAATGTGGAGTAAAGATGCCAAACACGGTGTTTATCCTGGTTACACACCAGATGGTCGAGAAGCATGGTCAGTTTGGGTTAATAATGTTATGTGGAAGACATTTGCTGATGAAAAAGAAGCAAACGATAAATTCGCTAAACTTACTTTAAATGAGAGTGATGACAAGTGGATTCAGAAAGCAGTCGACCCAGAACATAAGGGTTATTGTACGCCTATGACAAAACCGACATGTACTCCAAAGCGTAAAGCATTGGCTAAAAGGTTTAAGAAAGGAATTGAAAACGAAAGTGTCGACTTCAATTTATTGGGTGGTCAATATAAGGATAATGTTACAAAACAAGCAGAAGAAATCAAAGCAAAGATAGATGCGTGGCTTGAAGAAGGAGAGGATGATGCAATTAATGCTATACATAGTTTTCTTATGAGAAAAGGAAAACCGTTTCCATTATCCCCAGAAGAAATAAAAGAAGTTTTCGACAAACTATATGAGAATGGAAGACAATAACAATCCAAGGAGATGGAGTTCAAAATATTGGAAGAAGAACAATATTTCCGACGTATTAAAAGAAGTAATAGAGCCAGAGGCGGTTGATGTATCGACGATTAAAATGAACGATACGTTAAATCCACTTATTTGGGATGAGGACGAGAAACTTAAACCCGAAATAAGAAAAGTATTGTTAAAAAATGCCAAAAGATTTATTGAGTTTAGTGATGTGGAAAATCTTAAATTTGACGACGTAATTCTTACCGGAAGTCTTGCTAACTATAATTATAACGAAAATTCTGATTTAGATGTACATATAGTATTGGACTTTGACCAAATTTCGGAGAATAAGGATTTTGTTGGTGACTTCTTTAAACTAAAGAAACAACTTTGGGCAGATAAGTTGCCGATACAAGTTAAAGGGCATGATGTTGAGATGTATTTTCAAGATGCACAAGAGCCACATCATTCTTCTGGCACATATTCATTGGTTAAAAACGATTGGATTAGAAAACCAATTAAGAAAATTATCAATATTGATACTGCAGATGTGCAATTGAAAGCGGCTGATTTAATGAACACTATTGATGAACTCGAAAGCGAGAGCGATGGTGAGAATTTCTTGAAGAAGCATGAACAACTCAAAAACAAAATAAAAAAATACAGACAGTCTGGACTTGATAAAAATGGTGAATATTCAATTGAAAACCTAGTATTTAAGATATTAAGGAATAGTAAGTATCTTGAAAAAATGGTCGATATGAAAAACGAATATTTAACCGACGAATTAAGTCTTGATGAAGTTTTAGATACAGACACATAAGATGAAAAGAATAATATTAACAGAATCTCAATTAAGAGAATACGTTGAGCGTAAGAAAGCAGAGAAGATTTATTATGATATCGTAGAACAGATTCATAATAACCAAAGGTTTTTGAATGAGAATGTTTCGCACAAAAAAGCGAATCAATCCGTAATAGATAGATTTGTGAGTAAGAAACTTATTAACAATAAAGTATTCGAAATGCTTGTAAAACATAAAATAATCAATGAAAATTATCAAATACTCTAACATTTTCATTTTTTTGTTAAGAATAAAGTATTTATAAAAAAACTATAATTTAAATAACGACATTTAATAAATAATCAAATGGCAAAACATACATCTAAAGAGGCGTATTTCGAAAGGTTAAAAAACTTATCCGGAGCAAATAAACCCTCAATAAAGGAATCAAAAACACGTAACTTAGGTAGTCTTATCGATTACAAAAGAGCAGCAGATGGCATTGCATATGGCATCGTTAAAGAAAACCATCAATATTATCTTAAAAAGGCTGGTACTAAACAAGACCCTAACGTAGCGGATTTCACTTATATAGGTGGAATGGAAAACATTAGTGGTTATCAATATAAGTCATTGGCTGAAGCGGATAAGCAGAGAAATATGATTTTTCACACCATAAATGAAGCCTTTTCTTTAAGACCAGATAAAAATGGCGGTAATAAGAAAAGGAGACTTCACGAAGGCGATGCAAGTTCTGAAATTGAGATGGCTGACAAAAAAGCATCTGAATTAGATGCAGCAACCGCTGCAGAAGTTCCCGCAGAACCCGCTGCTCCCGAAGGTGGTGATGAAATGGCTGCCGGATTAGAAGCAAAGCCTGAGGGTGGTGAAGAAATGCCAGCACCTGATATGGATGGTAGTCCCGAAGGTGGTGAAGAAATGCCAGCACCTGATATGGATGGTGAAGAAATGCCAGCACCCGAAGATGCTGAAGGTGGTGAAGAAATGCCAGCACCCGAAGATGCTGAAGGTGGTGAAGGTGGTGAAGAATTACCTGCTCCCGATGGTGCTGAAGGTGCTCCAGAAGGTGGAGATGGTGGTGGAGATGAAGGAACTACAGAATTACAGAAAAATGTATCAACTGTAGCAAAAGAAATTCAAAGTTCCGATTTGGATAAGGGCGAAGTAAAATGGTTACTTGATAGATTTTTAAGAGCGTTTTTACCTGCCGAGGGTGTTAGTGAAGCCGAAGAACCAACTGCTGGTGGTGATGAAAACAAAATGGCAGAACTTGAGATTGAAGATAGAAAACAACTCGCAGATATGATACTTAATGTTGTTCCCGATGCTGACAAAGAATCTCTTGCAGATTCATTGCCACCAGAAGAAAAACCTGAAGACGGAATACAAGAAGAAGTATGTGCTGAATGCGGCGGATTTGGAAAATATGCTGAATCACGTGGTTATGGTAGTCCCGAAGCATTTATGGAATGTGATGACGAAGAAAAAGCAAATGTTGTTGGTGGTTACGCAAGTGCACATAATGACGGTATGAACGATGGCGATTTTAAAACAGTCGCAATAGTTATAACCCCAGAAATACTTCAAAAACTCAAAGGTGATTATGGTCATGACGAATATGCCGAAAAACTTACTCCATATACCCAAGAAATGAATGAGTCTAGTGATGAAGATAAAATGGCACAACTTAGAGAAGGTTGGGGTGGATTAAAATCATTGGCTACTGGCGCAAAGGATTGGGCAAAAGACAAAATTGGACAAGGTTTTGATAGTGCTAAAAAGGCTGTTGGACAAGCAGGTACTGACATTAAAAAGGCTGCCGGACAAGTGGGTAGTAGTATTGCAGGTGCTGCCGAAAAAGCAGGTGGTGCTATCAAACAAGCAGGAAAAGATATTAAACAACAATACTATAAGGGTGAAGTTGACCCAGCGTTTGAAAAACTCGCAAAATCAGCATCCGATTTAGCAAAACAAATTAATGCTACTAGAGAAACCGCTAAAAAAGCGGGACAAACTCCTCCAAATGTTCAACAAATACTTAAGGTATTGACTGATGAATTGGGGAGTGGAGAAGCACTTAGCAAATCAGGTAAACCACTTACTGGTAGTGCTGTTGATGCGTTTAGGTCTGGTAAAAATGCAAGTGCAAATACAAACATTGGTGCTGGTAAATTTAGGGGTGTTGCTGAAAACGTAGCAGTAGACCCATCTAATACACAAGTTGGTGTTCCTAACATGCTTAAAGAAGAAGACGAAGAAGAAATTGAAAAGGATGAAGTCGATGTTGACGTTGATAATCTTGATGTAGATGATAATGACGAAAAACCATTTGAAAAAAGCGGTGATAAGCCATTGGAATTTGCTCCGGCTGCTCAGAGTCTTGGTGTAACCACTGTTAAACCTGACGGTGCTGGTGTTGAGATTAAAGTTGAACCCGATAAGACCGTTACTCTTAGTATGAACGAAGCAAAAAGAAAATTAATCAAACAAATCGCTGAAGGCGTAAATGATTATCTTGGCGAAGTAAGTACTGGTTATGCTCAGAAGGCTTCAGATGCTGCTTATAGTCAGGTTAATTCTGATTCATATAGAAACGACCCGTTAGGTAATGAGAAACGAGCCAGGCAAACCCAAAAGTTCATGGATTATGTTAATCCAGAACTTATGAAGTATCTTAACAGTATGGGTTGGGGTATTAGGTCATTGGGTAATAACACGGTGCGCTTTTTCATTCCAAGTAATGAGTCAAATAAATCAGTTGTGTTTGATGTCCAAAAAGATAGTTATAATATTCAAGCAGGGAGTACTTCAGATATTCCACAACAATCGCTTGCTAAAGTTGGTAATGTTATAAAGAAAATTCAAGCAGATATGAAAGGTGAAAAAAGTCAATACAATCCAGCATCTGCACCTGCCGCTAATACAGCACCAGAATTGAATCCATCTCCTGCAATGAATGAATCTGAAAGAAAAATCAGAAAGTATGTTCGTGCAAGGCTTGAAGAAATGGCTGGTATGAGAAAACCAAGGTTGAATGAAAGTAAAAAATCACCGACTTTGAAGAAACTCGATGAAGTTATTGCAAAGCAATTCAAGTTATATGAATCTGCAATAAAGAAGAAAAAATAACACAAATCAGTTAATAAAATAAAAAGCCACACATCGTGGCTTTTTTTATGTCAAAGTATTTATAATAAATTCATGTTATGGAATCTGACGATAAAAAACTTAAATTAATTTATGTATTGAAAATTGGATATAATTCTAAATACGAAGGATTATATGAATTTATTTTCTCGACCGATACGGAAAATGTACTTGTTGATGATTGGTGTTGGGATTTGCTTCCGGCTTGTAATAATGCACAGCCACCAACCGCAGAATATATTGATTTAGTTGTTAATCTAAAAACAGATTCATTTGATTTAGTCTGCTTACACGAAGCAGTAGACGTGCCATACATGCATGGCTATCACACTATTCGTGCTCTTGCATATGAAAATATGGAAAGAGATAATGACCAAAACGGTTTTAGTCAATATGACAGCATGTTTGGAAAAGATAGAGAAGACGATGAAGATGTGCCGATGTTAGTTTTTCATTATGGTATGTCTCTTGGAAGGGTTAAGGATTTATTGTATGCTCGTAAGATTATATTAAAAAACAACGAATTTGTCGAGGCATCTTCAATTAAATTAGATTAAAGTTCATCCTACCATTCGGAGGAAGGAAATCGAAAAACGCAAGCCAAGACGCTTTGCGTTTTTTGCTTTTATATATGTGAGTATTTATTATAAATATTTATAATACAATGAGTACAGATGCCGATGTAATTCTTGATGATGCCCCAGAGCATATTCCCGCTCTCCCATATGATGTACAAAGAGAAAGAGAAAAAGAACAAATACGAAAAATAGCAGAAGAATTACGCAAAAGGTCTGGGAATATTGAACCCATTATTGTTAATAGTGATGGCATTGCAAAAAAAGCAAGTCAATTAACCCTAAGTGAAAAAGAATACGAATTTATTCGCTGTGCAACAAACCCAATATATTTTATTGAAACATATCTCACTATTTTTGACCAGACCAAAGGTAGCGGTGGAGAAATTGTTCCGTTTATCTTATTTGACTTTCAAAAAGATTTGGTTGAAACCTATTTAAATAACAGATTCGTTGTTGCCAATAAATATCGTCAGGCTGGTATATCGACAACAACTTGTGCATTTATTGCATGGTATGTTATGTTTAAGCAAAACAGAAGCGTTGCTATTGTTGCTGATAAACTTGAAACTGCACGTGATGAGTTAATGAACGATGTTGTGTTGTTTATTGAGGGTTGTCCTGAGTGGCTGAGACCATTAACTGGTAGAGATACAAATGAAAAATTTAAAGATACACAAAAATTAAAAAGATATGATAATGGCTCTTCTTTAGGTGCATTCTCTTCAAAGGGTCTTAGGGGTTATACACCAACATTATTGTTTTGGGATGAAACGGCTTGGACAGAAAAGGGAGATAAGTTCTGGACATCGGCTAAACCAACACTTCAAACGGGTGGTGCAGCAATCATGGTATCAACACCCTCTGGTCTTGATGCAGTGTTCTATAAAACATTCGACGGTGCTCGTAGAGGTGAGAATAACTTTAAAGCAGTTGAATTGTGGTGGTACAATGACCCAAGATATAACAAAGGTTTGGTTTGGCTGAAGAATAAAGGCAAGGATAATGAAAGGGTGATAATCGACGACAATTGGGATTACAAGACTAGAATCAATATGATGGACGACCTTTGGGAAGCGAGTTCTCCTTGGTTTGAGGAACAAGTTAGAGATGCCAATGGCGATATGCGAAAAATTGCACAAGAACTTTTGTGTTCATTCTTGGGGTCGGGTGATAACTTCATTGCCGAAGAATATCTCTTACGTATTCAAGAACATGAGGTTCAAGTTCCAAAACTACAAGAATATAGTGATTTTAATATGTGGATTTGGGAAGAAGCAATTCCCGGCGAACAATATATAATGGCAATTGATGCATCTCCGGGTCATGGTGAAGACCATTCCACTATTAATATTCTAAAAGTAGATGAAATTATTGAAGAAAAGATAATTACAAAGAACGACAAAGCAAAAAAAGTAAAAATTAAAAGACATATTGTTGAGCAAGTTGCGGAGTATTATGGTAAAATCGCACCACAAATGCTTGCCGAAGTTGCATACCAATTTGGAAAAAGATATAATGATGCATACTGTGTGGTTGATATAACAGGTGGATATGGTGTACAAACGATTGAAAAATTATTGGAGATAGGTTATGAAAACATTCATTATGCCGAAGTTACACATAAACCTTCAAGGGATAGATTACAAGGGTATATTAAAAAGGGTCAAAAAACTTTGGCAGATGGAACAGTCATTAATGTTGACTTAATTCCCGGATTTTTTATTGGTAACAACCGTGCTTCGGTACTTCAAGAAATGCAACGTGCAATTCACCTTAAAGATGTGATTATTAGGTCTGTGAGATTGTTAAACGAATTAAAAACTTTTGTTACCGTTCCCGGTAATAGGGTTGCCGACCATAAACGTAGTTTCCACGATGATTCTATTATGGGATTATCGATTGGTTTATACACACTAAACTTTGACATGGCAAGATATAAGCAAAGTAAAGGTGTGACCGAAAAAATGCTTAATGCTATCATGACCGTGAATGACATAAACAATATCATTCAAAAACAAGACATAAAGAATAGACCAATGATTTCACCCAATAGTTCGTCGCCGTTAAATCCGTATGGTGCAAATGCTTGGTTATTTAAGGGAATTAATGAGAAAAAGAAAATATAGAATGTATTTATAGATAAATGAACTTTTGCGAAAAATCACAGTATTTATAAAAAACTATAATAAATTATAAAAATGGCTGACGAACAAAATAAATTAACAATATATCAAGGACTTAATAAAATGTTAAATCTGGATGGTATGGCGTTTCAAGAAACATCGCCAACACTACCCACATCGGTTAGTGCAGTACCACCAAAGGAAAACAAGATTATTATTAAGGGTAATACTCCAGAAGAAATCCAAAAAAAGGGTTTGGAGATGGAGCAGAAAAGAGAACTTCAAAATAAATTCTTTCGTACAACAGATAGAGGATTTCAAAAAGCACTTCAGTATGAAGCAGCAAGACTTCCAGCATATATTGATTATGAGGGTATGGAATATTATCCAATCATAAGTAGTGCATTGGATTTATTTATGGAAGAAGCAACTACTATTGGTTTTGACGGTAAAATGCTAAATATCTACTCGAACAAAGAAAGAATAAAATTCTTACTCGAAGAATTATTCTATGATATAGTCAACGTTAATGTTAACTTACCTTTCTGGGTGAGAAATACCGTTAAGTATGGCGATAATTTTGTTTTAACATATGGTGAAAGAAAAAAAGGTCTTACACACGTAAAACAACTCGTTAATTACGAAATAGAAAGATTTGAAAGGATTCAGAACGGTAAGCCTTTGGTTAAATTCAAGGAAAGAATGACGGGTGATGAGTTCAACGTATTTGAAATTGCTCACTTCAGACTTCTTGGCGATGATAAATATTTACCATATGGCTCGTCAGTACTTAACAAGGTCAGAAGAGTTTTCAGACAATTAATTATGGCTGAAGACGCTATGTTAACCTATCGTATCGTGCGTGCGGGTGAGAAAAAGGTTTTTAAAATCGACGTTGGAAATATTGATGAGGATGATATTGAACCGTACATCATGAAAGTTGCAACTAAGTTCAAAAAAACCGCAGCAGTCAGTCCTAATGAC